AAGCCTTCTTCGCTGAAAATCCATGCGATCAGCTTTCCAGCGAAGTCACCCAAAAGCCCCATGGCATTGGAGAACGCCTCACCCAATTTCTTAATAAAATCGTCCACGGAAGACAGATCACTCGGCAAGGTCAACAAGCCTTTAAGAATAGCAATGGCAGCGTCCGCCAGCTTCGTCCCCATATTATCGGCACTCATCTGCGTTAAGGCGGTGTTGATGCCCTCCACAATTTTATTGCCGAGGTTTATGCCAGCTTTGAGGAGGCTTTTGGCATTCTCAAATATTCCGGGAATGGCTTTGCCAAGTTCCGTGACAAGGGTGTTGGCGATCACGGCAAAGGTGGTGCCGGACTTGTTCCACATATCGGAATCCGCCAAGCCGTTCAGGATATTGGTGACAAGCGTTGTAGCTCGGCCTGCCATGGATTTGACCGCAGCCGCAAAATCCACCCACAGCTTGGCCGCCAAATCCGTCCAACTGCTTACGCCGAATTTCTCCTTGATGGTCGCGCCGAAATTGGAAAGCACTGCCTTGGTTTTCTTTAATGCACCATCTATGGCCGTCCAGATGCCGGAGCCGATGCCCTCCCAATCTGCGGTCAACAGCGCCTCACCAATGGCAAGGACGATTTCGCCGCCATTCTGCAGCAGGAAGGGGATTTCGGTCACAATGCCCACAATAATGTTTTGCAGCAGTTGCAGGGCGGCAGGAACAATATTACCAGCATTGGCGACAATGGCATTTTTAACGCTTGTGACAACGCTTTCGCCGATCTGCAATATTTTATCCACGTTGAGGCTGATGCCGTCCAGAAGGGCCACGAGAATGTCAGCACCGGCCTGCAGAAGGTTGGGCAAGGCATTATCTATGCTGGTTTTGAGGGAGGCAAGGAAATTGCCGGCGTTGGCGGTCAACTGCTGGCTGTGGCTGGCAATATAATCCGCAATCTGCCCGGTCTTTTCTCCCACGGTTTTGCTGATGCTCTCAAAGGTTTTTCCGATGCTGTTGTCAGCGTCCATGGCGGCAGCGCCCAAGGCAAGCAAGCCTGTTGCCACAATGCCCTGCCAACCGAAGGCCAACTTCATACCTTTGGTCAGCGTTGGCAGCAGCTTCACCAGCCCGCCGAGGGCTGCCGTAGCGGGGCCAATGGCAGCCAAGAAAGCGCCGGTGCGCAGCATGCCCTTCTTGGTAGCCGCCTCCATGTTGTTAAAGGCATTGACATAGCCGGTAGCCTTTTGCACAACGGCCCGGAAAGGACCTTCGGTGAGCTGCCACAAAGATATTTTTGCGCCGTCCACAGCAGACTTGAAGTAAGTAATATCACCGGCGGCATTGTCAAGCGCAACCTTCGACATGCGCTCCGCCGCGCCGCCGCTGTTGTTAATCGCATTCGTCAGATCATTAAAATCTTTTTCGGACGCATTGATCAACGCCATAAAGCCGGAAACAGCGTTCCGCCCGGCAAGCGTGGTAGCCGCCTGCACCTTTTCTTCCTCTGTCAGATTGGCAAAACTCTCGCGCAAATCAGCAAGCACTTCATTGAGCGGGCGCATTGTGCCATCCGCATTTGTCATGCTGAGGTTCAAATCCTTCATGGTCTGAACCACTTTTTTGTCCGTGCCGGACATCCGGGTAAACATGGTGCGCAGCGTGGTGCCAGCCTGTGACGCTTTAATGCCGCTGTTTGCCATAATGCCGAGCGCAACAGCTATATCCTCCACCGAATAACCCATTGCACCCGCCATAGGGGCGGCATACTTGAACGATTCACCGAGCATAGCAACGTTTGTGTTGGCATTGGACGCTGTTTTTGCCAATATATCAACAAAATCCTTGGCGTAACCTGCATCCTTCCCGAACGCGGTCAATGCGTCAGTCACGATATCCGACACAAGTCCCAATTCTTCACCGGATGCAGCGGCCAAATTCATGATAGGCGCAAGGCCGGACAGCATGTCGTTTGTCTTCCAGCCAGCCATGGCCATGTAGTTCAAGGCTTCGGCCGCCTCGGAAGAGGTGAACTTGGTTGTGCTGCCCATTTCCAGCGCCTTCTCCGTCAGCGCATCCATGTTTTTCTGGTCTTCGACAATGGCCTTATTCAAATCAGCCGTGGCGAAAACACGGGACATGGCTTCACCGAAATCCGACCCGGTTTTGAAAATGTCCTTCCCTATCTTGACCAAAGGGGCTGTAACGGCAGCGGTCATGGCGGCCCCGGACAGGGCCATGTTCTTGCCAACGCTGCTGAATTTCTTTTCGATATTTGCAAGCGCCTTGTCCACTCCGCTGGTATCAATACCGAAGCTGGCGTAAAGCTCGCCCACCTGCAAAGCCATAACAGATCACCCTTTCGTAGAAAGCATCTTAGAGAAAAAGGCCGTCGCCTGGGCTTCATCGCTTTTGGCTTCGGCCTGCTGTTCCTCACGCAAATCATCCGCCCGCATCGCCACCGCCCCATAAGGGGACAGATTGCGGAACAGGCTGGTAAACCTGCGCCAGCTCATGACATCCAACTGCTCCACAAGATCAATGCCGTAATCCCGCATGAAATCGGCCTCCACGGCATCCCACATGTGGAGCAGACTTACTTTTTTGTTTTTTTACCAGCGGACGCGCTTACCTTTTCCGTTTCATCGTCATAGGTAGCTTCGTCCACATCTTCCCCGTCCACATCCTCGTTGCTGATCATGTTGAACACCTGCATAATCAGGTTGGAAATCTGCTCGATGGACATGCCCTTTTCGCAAAAACTGTCAATGGCCTTTTTGCCGAACATGACATCCCCGGCGCGCAGGATGCTGAGGGTCACCTGGCCCTGATCGGTATCCTCATTGGCACGGGCCATCATGATAGGCACAAAGGCAGGGATTTGCTTTTTGACCTTGTAACACTTGCCGTAGACGATCACATCAATGGTCTCGGCATTCTTTTCATCCATGAAATTATCGAAATTCAGGGTGCGCTTGGACATAATTTTTGCTCCTTCCTTTTTCAAACCAGAACAAGGGAGCCGGAAATACCGGCTCCCTTGCATTGATTACTGCTGGGTTACGGTGACCTCCATGGAAGCGGTCTTGCCGCCATTCATGGTGGTCACGGTCACGGTGGCGGTGCCAGCGGACATGGGCGTGATGGTGAAGGTGTTCTCCGTCACGTTGCTAATGCCCACATACTTACGCCCGGATACATTGACCCGGAAACGGGTGTTGCTGGCATTGTTCGGCGTAAACGCCACGGTAATCACCTTGGGCGTGGCGCCGACGGCGATTTCCAGCTCAGAAATGGCGGTGCTGCCATCATTGAGCGCAACGCTGGACACATTGATGTAGGGCTGGCTCTCCGGCTGGCCCACCTGCTCCAGATCCCAGGAAACGGTATTCTCGGCATCATCCGCGCCGCGCTCGGCACTGGTGACGATAAAATCCGCAACGATGGTGTGGCCGAAGGGATCAACGAATTTCAACGTGGCATCGCCATCACAGCCCACCTGCTCGGCATAAGCATCCAAAAGCTCCTGGCCGGGGTCAGGATCGCCGGTGGTGCCATCGGTAACGGGCTTGCCTTCCAGCGTCATGCTGCCGCTGCGCTTGGTCACGTAAGGTTCGGCCCAGGTATCGGTATCGGCGCTGCCGTCCTCAGTTTCGCTGTCAATGCCATAGGTCATGCTGTTCAGACCAAAAATGCGCACCCAGCTGACAGAACTGGTGATGGCCTTATCCTGAATATAGATCAGCCAGTCGCGCACATTGGTCGGGCAGCCACTTTTACGGCCTTTTGCCATAGTTCTCTCTCCTTTCAACAATAACGAACCCGGATATTGGTGGCGTAAAGCTCCCGTTTGCTGGTATCCGGCCCCAGGCCAACGGCAGAGGACAGAAGCTCAATGTTCGCCATGGAGCCGTCCCCTCCGAGAAAACCGTGAAAATCATCCAATTCACAGCCAATGGCATAGGATGTTTCGTAGGCATCCCGTGGCTTTACCGCCCGGTTGATAATTTGAATACGCGCCCCCAAGTCAGACCCGGGAGCGCCGCTGTCGGTGGAATATACGCATATGCAATCATCCGGCTTATCCGGCATGCGCCCCCAATGGATGTTGCCATCCGTTTCCGCATTGGCGACACGGCCAAAGCCACACAGCTCCAAATGAAGCGCTATCTGTTCCAAAAGGTTCACGACCTCACCTCATTCTTTCTGCATAGCCTCTGCGGATAAGCTGGCGCATTTCTTCCAACACTTGCGGATCATTGGCCGGGTCTTCCAGATACTTTCCTTTGCGCCCTCGCTGGTGGTTGTACCAGGTGTTTTCATGCTGGACAACGGCATAAGGCGTATCATAAGATACGGCGCCATACTTGCCATCATTGGCGACAGATACAAAACAGGAAGCTTTCAGCGTGCCTTCATCCAAAGGCACTTGCTCCTTGGACACGGCAGCGAGGTGATCCAAAGCGGAATGCACACCCTTTTCCGTGCCGTACCTTGTAATGTCCTTAATCAGCGCCTTGTCCAGCTTGGCCTTTACCTTGACGCTCATTGCAACAGCACCTCCCAATGGCTTTGCTCAAAGCCACGGGCCGCATAGCACTTGACCACGATATACCGCTGGCCGTCACACTCCACGATGCTGCGCGTGGGAATGAAATCCCCACGGCAAAACATCTTGGTGTTGTTGGCCGGGGCCTGATCCAGCGCACCGCTCGGATTGACATAGGTATGATCCAAACGGCGGTCTGCCTGGATGCGGCAGGCACGCTCCTGCGGCTCTGCATAAATATCCTCGCCATTGGCAAGGCGCACCCACGGGGTCACCGTGCATTGCTGGTTGAGCAGGAAATCAATCAGTGCCATATCAGCACCGCCCTTCCACACCACGGTACAAAAGCCCCTGCCGAAGCAATACGCCATAAGCGGCGGGGCAAATGGTCTTCCGCGTCAGGCGGGATTGCAAGAAATCCTTGTCAAAGCTCATGCTGAAATCCCCAATGCTGAAGGATTGCGCTCCGTCCGGAACTTCCTGCATCTTTTGCGCCTGGGTGGCTTCATGCTCATACTGATACAAGACAGCCTTTTCGAAAGCCTCCTGATCCTGCTGCGTGCTGGGCGTATTAGGGAAGATAAAGCCGCGCACCTTGTCCCGGGTCAGCTCAAGCTGGCTTTCATCCACCGGAATGTCCTTTGCGTGCAGGTCGATCACCCTTCGTCACCAGCCTTTTTTCTTCGCCGCGTGGGTTTGGAAAAAGGCAGGGGGGCAGGGGAAGGAACAAGCACCTGCTCCCCTGCCGGGGTATCAACCCACACAGCCCGCCCCTGGCGTACCAGCTTTTCCATCAGCGCCTCAGGCGCATCAGAAAGGATTACACCGGCTGGAAGAACACGGCCAATTTG